CGACTTTCTACAAGAAGATATGGTATAATCTTGTCCTCCCATGGATTATGTCATGTCGGCCCCTGGAATGCCCTGAAATCTGGAATAACGGTGTTGGTGCTCAAGTCAATATATCCTATGTAGGAGCACAACACCAACTGATTGATGTCATCTACAAAGTTATCTGCAACAACCCCTCAGGATTATTCGTGACCACAGAAATGAATATCCTAGATAACCATGTCACACATGTTTCTTTGTGCACGTGGTATTGTGTAGAATACTCCCAAAAAGACATTCCAGTTGAGCCCACAATGTTCTTCAGCCCTGAGGGATATTATCTTTATATGCGTGAATGCAATTATGGAGACGACCACTGTGAAATGACCTTTGTTGATTGGTGGGATTACCAAAAGAAAGTTGAAATGATGCGCCGAATTGGTCGTGAATATTCGGACACACAGAAGAATAAGGTCATCACTATTCCATATGAGTCCCCTGAACAATTGACCTATCTCAAAAGATCCTTTAGAGAAGATCATGGAAATGTTTTTGCTCCATTGCCAGAGAGTGTGATTATTGATATGTTGTTCTACATGCGCAAATCACACAGCATTGACCCTATGACTCGGTTTGAGCAAAACGTTATCTCTGCCAACCTTGAAATGTTCCACCATGGCAAGGAAAAGTACAACCAGTTTAGATCTATGATAACTGAGTTGTACTCTCGAATGGGATATCCTGCCCCTGTCCTCGAAAAGTACAGTGATATGTTCCACAAATACATCACTGGTACCCTTGCTACTGAAGTTCTCGCCCAGGTGTCCAAAAAGTTCACTCAACGAAAGATGAAGAAGCTCTCTCTTTATCCAATCAAGATGTATTACATTGACAAGAAACGTCTTGATGCCGTGCGAGATTCACTCAGTTTTGAAGCCCAAATGCAAGCTGAACCAAAACGAGAAGGCCAGTTGACAGAAATTTCCGACGATGCCCCAATAATCGAAGGAACATCCTATGACCCTATTGTGATGAAGATGGATCCCTATCAAACTGCTGAAGCTAAAGATATCATGTCCCGTGAGTTCCGTATTGTTGACAGTTCTTGGTCAGCAACTGATGTTTTTGGCACCCGTGTTCTCCAAATCGACCCAGCAGCACTCATATTTAGCCAGCGCTTTATTAAAGATATTATCCTTGGTTACCGCTATTGTAAATGGCGTTCAATTAGTATTTGGTTACGATTGAACAGTACCAATTTCCATAGTGGTGAGTTGCTTTTGGCTGTACAACCTTGGTCCTCAGGGAGTATAGCTAATGGGGATGATCTCGAACGCCCATCTAACGTCTTTCAAGCCACTGGATTACCTAGTATTATTGTCAGCGCTGCAACCCGTGATGTCGCAAAGATTGAGTTGCCTTGGCATTCTCCATTAGCGCTCTTCGACCTTGAAGCTGACGCTGCTGTCAAAAATGGTTTTGGAGGACTTGCTACATTATGGGTCCTATCCCCCTTGTTCCAAACCAATGCCACTGGTACCCCAAGTGTTGATTTTGCAATTTTTGCCCGGTTTAATGGATTTGAGTTTGCTGGACCTAAATACGTTGCTCAGATGGCTGACAACGATCCCCAAGGAAAAGAAATGATTGCAAAATCAAAGTCTGGCCTAGTTAGTGGCACTTTTGAGACCCTCGCCGCCACTGCTGCACTTGTTGCCTTTGTCCCTGGTGCAGAAGGACCAGCATCCCTATCATCTGCTGTTTTCCAAGCATCTAAACGTTTGGCTAAATCATTGGGATTATGCCGAACAGATGATCTTAGTATTGCTGGAAAGATGCTTAATAACACAACCGACACCTTGGCCAATGGTTTCGGGATGGATGTTGCTACTAAATTGCATTTAGATCCGGAAGCACATGTTGCTAACAGCAATCAATTTTATGGGGATAAGAAAGACTATGATCAGATCAAAGTCTATATGATGCGTTGTATGATGATACATAA